AGGGGTAAGGGGTCGATATTTAACGTATTGAAAAAATCGTACATCCACCGAGATGGCCTCCATTTACTAGAGAATGCGCGCGCGCGATTTTAGGGTATTGTTTTTCGTAGTATATTTGCCGAACACAAACACGGAGCGTCGATCAGTCACAGAATGGGCTGTGAACGCTCACATATCGAAGGTAACATGAAGCAATACATTGCACGACGCAAGGCAATTTTCGACGACCTTGCGCAAGGGTATGACCCTAAATTGATGCGCGATCCTGTGTTCTGCAAGGCGCTTGAGACGTTTGCGGTTCTGTGCGAGCAGGAGGAGCGGTTGTTGAAGTTCATCGACGAGAACGGGTTCACGTACTCGAAGTTCAACACGCAAGGCGACGAGATACCCGTGGTTCGCCCTGAGACGGGTGTGTTACGCAACATCCAAGAGAGCAAGATCAGAGAGAGCAAGCGACTACTTCAATACGAGAGGGTAACAGATGAGCACGAAGAAGGCAGCGACCTCATCGCGTAAGCGAGTGATACGCAAGGCGACCGCTCTACCATGGCACCACTACCTATCGGAGGTGACACCCGATGTGCCTGAGTGGGTGCGCGGTGTGATCGAGCGGACGGCACCACGGAGTGAAGCAGGTCGAGACCCAAAGAGCGGGTTTTACTTCGATTGGGTTGAGGCTGATCGTCGTGTGGCGTTCATTGAGGAATACTGCCGCTATCCGAAGGGTGCCAATGCGGGTGAGAAGATGAAGCTGGACGAATGGCAGAAGGACAGAATAGTGCGACCTGCATTTGGTTGGAAGCGGCGCGGCACGTCCACCGCTACACATGGTGACCTTCGTAGGTATCGCAGGGTGTTTGTTGCCATCCCGCGTAAGAATGGCAAGTCGACATTGATCGCTGCCTGTGCGCTGAGCATCTTGTTACAGGACGGCGAGATGCGCGCTGAGATATACTGCCTTGCGAGTAATACAGGCCAAGCAAGTATTGTTAAGGCTGCCATTGACGACTTTATAAAGATGGACGCGCGGCTGCAACGTATGCTTAATGTCAAGCGCGGCAAGATCGAATATGAGGGTGGCGTGAAGCAGTATGACAGCATCGTGGAGGTACTCAGTAGCGGCGACGGTAAGCACGGCAAGAACACGCACGCGGTGTTGATCGACGAATTGCACGAGTTCTTGCAGCCAAAGCAGTTGGTTGCCTTGGAGGCCCTGACCTCATCTATGCTATCACGCACGCAGCCGCTAGAGTTCACGATGACCACCGCTGGCAGCGACACCAATAGTGAGTGCTTCAAGTGGTGGGAGTACTGCACGCAGGTAGACAACGGCAGCATTGAAGACGACTACCTACTACCTGTGATGTACGGCGCCAACCCTGACGACGACTGGCACGACCCTAACGTGTGGGCTAAGGCTAACCCGGGCATTGGCAGCACCATCACCGTTGAAGGGTTCAAGGCTGAGTATCTTAAAGCGGCTAAAGACCCTCGCAAGTTAAATACGTTCTTGCGTTTGCACTTGAATATATGGACGCACGCAGACGAACGCTGGCTGACAGATGATGAGTGGATGAAGTGTGCGGCTAAATTCACTGAGGAGCAGGTCAACCACTTACCTTGCTACGTAGGTATAGACCTTGCTGCCACCCGTGACTTTAATGCTGTGGCTTGCTTATGGGTTGATGTTGACAAGTGGAAGTTCTATTTGAAGGTACACCACTTTGTAAACCGCGAGGCAGCAGAGAGCCGCGATGCGACGGGCGGCGTTGACTATTTAGTGTTCGAGCGCGAGGGTTCAATGACCATCACCGAGGGTAACAGTACTGACCACCCCGCGATACGTGACTACGTGTTGGACTTTGCAAGCCGCAACCAAGTTAAGACGGTGGCTTATGACCGAGCGATGAGCAGCTTTATTATTCCGCAACTTGTGGATGAGGGTATTCGCTGCGAGCCGTTCAGTCAAGGTATTTTCGGCATGAGCTATCCATCGAAGCAGCTTGAAGTTGAGGTGATGAAGCGCAATATTGTGCATGATGGCAGTGCATGCATGCGTTATCAGATGGGTTGTGTGGTGATTTACCGCGATAACAACGACAATATTAAGCCTACGAAGGTGAAGAATAGCCGCAATAAGATCGACGGTGTTATCGCAAGTATCATTGCATTTGGGCAATTCTTGCATGAAAATAGCGAGGAGGTAAATATTTCAGTGCAGGTGTATGGGTTAGACTAGATTTTTTTTATCTTAGCACCCTAACTGGTACTCATCAGTACAGATCATACTCATAGTTAGGTTTAGATTTAATTGGTTAAGCACAAGCAGAAAAGCGCAACGAAACGTCGGAGCGCTTTTTTTTGTGCCACACAACATGCAGTTAAGTGATTGATTTGCAGTGCATTAAACATTTTTACCTAAAGTGATACTTTAACATAGTGCATTTAAGTATCTTTGTCTCATGGGTTTACTGGATAGAATATCCAACGCTTACAACGCATTGACTGGCCGCGCGACCTACATCGCTTGGACTGGCCAGAACGAGGAGCTGCTGCAAGGCCTGTTGCCTCGTGCAAGCTCGTCGGGTATAGACGTTAGCCCTGAGGTAGCTTACCAAATCAGCATTGTCTATGCTTGCGTGAATAAGATCGCGAGTACTTGTGCGATGCTACCTATCTACCTGACTGACGAGCGAGACGGTAAATTCCGCAACGTCACCAACAATCCATCTACAAGATTGCTTAATGTGTCACCCGACGGTGAGATCAACGCATATTACTTCCGTCAGTCGCTCTATGCGATGGCTTGCCTGTTCGGTCGCGGTTATGCACGCATCGAACGTGGCTATGACGGTCGCCCTATGCGCATAGTGTACCACCCGACAACCGACGTACTAGAGAAGGTCGTGCCATCGCCCGACAATAGCTTCACGGCGACGATGTATCGCATTACCATTCGCAACGGCACCAACACCACTATTAAGTGGGTACCCGCGAGCGATATTATAGTGCTTCGCAGCCTATTCGGTCAGTCAGCATCAGTGGTCAACCGCGATGCAATTGGCCTACTTAAAGCAGCACAGGACTACGCGGCTGAGTTCTTCCGAAACGGTGGTGTGATGAGCGGCTTGATGACCTCTGAGCAGCCGTTACGCCCTGAGCAGATCGCCGACTTGCTCAAATCATGGGAGCAGCAGAAGGGCAAGCAGACCCGATTGATGCCGTGGGGGCTTAAATATCACCGCTTTGGCGTTGAACCTGACAAGGCGCAGAACACTGAGTCTCGCAAATTCAACGCTCAGGAGGTGTGCCGCATCTTCAATGTGCCCCCTGCGATGGTAGGTCTGGACGGTGGAAGCGGGTATAAAGACTACGAAAATCAAGCGAAATCGTTCGCAACCATGACAATCGCGCCATTTTGCGCGTCGATTGAGTGCGAATTGAACTTAAAGCTACTCTTTCAAAGTGAGCAAGGCGCGCAGTACTTCCGTCACGACATTGATGAGTTGATGCGTGGCGACATGAACGCACGCAGCAACTACTACGACAAGATGTTGCAGAATGGCGTGTTCAGCCGCGATGAAGTGCGTCAGATTGAGCGTTACAACCCTATTGAAGGTGGAACTATTCACACGGTACAGGTTAACCAGATCGCACTCCAATACTTGGAGGAGTACAGCGCTAAGGTAGCCGCAAAAGCAGAGGTACAACAGGCGACAACAACCGCCGACGACAATAATAACAAGCCGTCAGGTAGCGAAAGCGACGATGACGACGAAGATAACGACGACGATGAATAATAATACACCCCCCGCAACACCCGCAGGTGCTCCAGCAGGTGCGACCGACGTACATGAGTTGGTGAAGGTCGACAACGGATACCGCGCTGCATCTATGATGCCCGCGAGTCTTGACACCGATAAGCGCACCGTTGAGGTGACGTTCGGTACCGAGGCACTTGTGCTGCGCTATGACTGGCGTAGCGACAAATACTTTTGGGAGCAGCTTGGCTACAAGTCAGGCGAGGTGCGCATGGAGCGGTTAACTTCGGGTGCCGCGCCGGTGCTTGATAATCACAACTCATACGGAGGTGCAAAATCGAGCCTTGGAGTAGTTGATAGCGCAAAGCTCAACGGCAAGTCGGGCACGGCGGTATTGCGGTTCAGCAAGCGAGCAGACGTAGAGCCTATCTATCAAGATGTGCTTGACGGCATTATCCGAACGGTCAGCGTAGGCTACCGAGTGAATGAGTACCGCGACACGGGTAAGATCGGCGAGAAGGGCTACCCTATTTACCGCGCGGTTGATTGGGAGCCGATGGAGATTAGCCTTGCGCCAATCGCCGCTGACCCGCAGAGCCGAGTGCGTAATGAGGCTACCGAGCACTACGAGGTGCGCTTGCATCGCGATGCGACTGAGCCACCTGCGCCCGTAACGCCACCCGCAACAACACCACAACCACCCAAAAACGAAATCCCGCAGCGAAGTGCTGCGTCCACTAACCCTAAAAAATCCAAAGCAATGGATGTAAATGAACTAAAATCGCTGCGGGCTACCAAAATGAAGGAGCTCGCGGCACTCGACACGCTATCACGTAGCGCGTCAGGCGTAAGCGACGAGGACAAAGTGCGCCTCGACGCATTGACTAACGAGGTCGCAGGCATCGACGACCAAATCAAAGCAGCTGAGAAGCGTGCTGCGTTGCTGGTAGCACACGCTGCCGCAGGTGCAGGCGGTGCAGCTCCTGAGCACGTTGAGAAGCGTAAGATGGTCGGTCGCGCAAGCATCACCGAGCAAGTGTTACGCATCGCAGATGGCAAGCCGCTCAACGGTGTTGTAGCTGAGATGACACAGGACGCGCAGGCACGCGGCTTGACTGAGGGCAACGGCATCTCGATTCCGACAGACTTCATCGACGCGATGCGTGCCGGCACAGCCGACAACTTCGAGATTGACTCAGGGCAAGGCTCAGCGTTCAAACCTACGGAGGTGCCGTCGTTTATCGAGAAGATGTTCGCGCCTTACGTGTTCGAGCGCCTTGGTGCAACTCGCTTGACTGGCTTGATCGGTAAGCAGCAGTTCCCACGCCAAAAAACGCACGGTTCGTCAACCGCTCGTACCGAGGTGCAAGCCGCAACAGCCGCAGGGTTGGAACTCGATGACTTGACAATGGATGCGCGTCGATACGCAGCAAAGACACAGTACAGCAAGAAGTTGCTTGTTCAGTCTCCGCTCGCGTTCGATTCGATTATTGCCAACGCTTTCCGTCGTGACTTCGAGCGCAAGATCGAGTTCGACGGATTCCTTGGAGCAACTGGCGGTGCCAACATTGTTGGTATCTTCAACCAAACTGGCGTAAACGACATCACACCTGCTGACGTAACTAACTACAACGCTATCGCGGCGGCCTTGTACAAGGCTTCAATCGCAGGTGAAGCGAACGTAGATATGAGCCAATGGGTATTGTCTCCACGCACATGGGAGTTGTTGCAAGCAGCCGCACAGGTAACAGGTGTAAGCCCGTTGTTGTCGGCAGGAGGCACGATGCACGGTCGCCCGACGGTTACCTCGCCTTACTTGCTTGACAACACCAACCAAGGGCGGTTGTTGTTCGGTGACTTCTCGCACGCGATCTTCGGCTACTGGGGTTCGTTCGACCTCGTTGTAGACCCTTACACGCTTGCCGAGACTAACCAGATCAAGCTTGTAGGTCAGATGTACGTTGACCTCGGCTTATCTCAGCCGCTTGCATTTAGCAAGTGCGACGAGGTAGGTAACACCTGATAATTCGCCCTTCGGGGCATGACACCGCCCGCAAGGGCAACACCACGCCTCTTAGAGGCAACTCCACCGACGCGTGGTTGATGTTATCCATGTGATAACGTGTTTTGTGAGAGCCTCGCCCTACGGGGCGGGGCTTTTTTTAACCATGCACCGCTGAATAAGACCCCCGATAGACACACCTCGACACCCCTGATACAATGGCAGTAAAGACAACATTCACAACGCAGCCTAACTACCTCACAGTGCTGACCCTTGCGCAAGCGAAGGAGCAATTGCGCATACCGTCTTCAATTGACGATGAAGATGCGATTCATACAGCCTACATCAACGTCGCAGGTGAGCAGGTGATGCAGATGACAGGCCGCGTTCTTGCGCCCTGCAACTTGACAATGTTCATTGACAGCGACGACATCAACGGTCGTGTAAGGCTGCCCTACAGCCCGCTAACCATAACGGAGGTTGCCTACTTGCAAGAGGACGGCAGTTATGTAGCGGCGGCGGCGACTGACTACAAGGCTGACATTATCGGTAAGACGCCAAGTATTGAACTCATCACACCCCCGCAGGTAAGCGGTTACAATGTCGTGCGCATCACAGCCACGGCTGGATTTGCCGCAGGCACTTGCCCGCAGGGGTTAATTCACGCGATGCGCTTGCTTGTGGTTCATTACGATGAGAACCGCTCGCAGACCATTGCCCCTGTGCCATTACGCGAGATACCGCAAGGTATTTACGCCCTTGTGAACACCCACCGAAACGAGTATTTTGTATGAGAACAGGTCGCAAAAATCGGTTAATCACCATACAGCAGCCTGTTACCACAGCGAGCAACACAGGCAGCCGTAGCGTATCATGGGAGACGTTCATCGAAGTGTGGGGTTACCTCGAAGACCGCGTGCGGGGAGCCAAGGAGGATACCGCAAGCAGTGTGTTGTACCCGATGCACAACGTGGATTGGATTATTCGATACACGCCTGGCATCACACCTGCTATGCGCGTCAGCTACGACGGTCAAGTGTGGGAAATTATCGGTGTGCTGAATGTCGACAACCGCCGTGCTGAAATGCGCTTAGCGTGCGAGTTGCGGGGCAATGGTGCAGCAACATCAGGGTTGACGTGCTTACCCGCGACATATCGCAATGGTAGCAGCCCTACCTTCGAGCAGCAGATCGCATCGGGAGCTGTGTACACCGCACCTGCTATTACCGTTACCGACGTCAACGGTACGACACGATCAGTGCTGCCTAACATCAACATCACCGCTATCTGGTCAGCCATCACAGGCCGCAACACCGACGGTGTACAATTTTTTGAACTTGCTGCCTACCCATCAGGCGGGGCAGTCGTGCTTGCAGATATTGAAGTTGAAGGCGCAGACATTATAGGCACGTTTCCCCAGCCCACGCGAATTATCGTATCGGGCGCAGATGTTGAAGGTGTAGACGTGAATGAGGCTACAGGCGAGATGACTATTACAGTCGACGGTGAGGTGTGCTCCCCTGCGACCTACTCCAACGGTGGGGCGTTTGTTCAGGTCATTGGATCAGGCGACACCTACACCGCTCCTCAGATTCAGATAACCGACGTCAACGGCGTTGTCCGTAATTCGCTCTCAAACATCGCGGTTACTTGCGCGTGGTCAACTCTTACAGTGCGATCAACAGACAGCGTTGCTATTATTGGAACGATACTCACTTACCCATCAGGCGGTGTTGCTCTAATGGGCAACCAGCGGGTAAAGCAGCAGGACGACACAACAATCAACACCGTCCCGTATCGCGACAACATTAAAATTATCAATGCTGACGTTTCATCGGTTGTTACTGCCGCAGGCGAAACACAAATTGCGATTGTAAAGGAGACCTGTCCGACGCTTGGTGAACTGATTGAAAACGCAACGTGGTCTGAGATCGAGGCGGACTTGTCGCCTGCACAACTTGAGGCGGCTCAGGCTTCGATTTGTACTGCACCGCCAACGGCCATCGCGCCTATGTTCATTCCCGCCACTCAAAAAGTGGTTTACTTCACGGGTAAGTTGGACGAGGGTGGTCGTATTGCAGCGGGTGATTTTGACTTGCCGTCGGGGGCATTTGCCGAGCAGCAGGGCAGCGACTACTCGACGACAACACCGTTTTTGAACTTGCTCCACAACAACGAGTTTGGCAACAAGTCGGCATTTTGCGACACAGCAGGCAACCCATTAGACTACTCTTCGGCAACGCCCGCTGACAACATTGTACTGCACACGGGCTACCGTCGAATGTGGTATATCGTGCGTACAGCAGCTACTTCGGTAGACAATGCACTTGACCTTGCCGCCGCTGCAACTCACGGAGGATTTACGGACTGGCGGATACCAACGCGGGCTGAAATTCACTCGTTGTTTGATTATGACAACACCAACGCCATGAACACAATCTCAGGCAAGCCGCCCGGGTTTAACACGTTGTCAATGATTGGCATCACCAGTTGCACCACGAATTCACTTAATACTACCCAAGTATTTATCACGTTTTCCAACGGAGCAAGGCAGACAACACCCGTAGCGGCAAGTTCGTCGAAAAACTTCATTTTAGTCAGAACATACTAACCACACTCCAATGGTAACAATGCAGTTCGATCAAAATGAAATGCGCAAACTGATGGCTAAAATTGACAAGTTAGCCAATATTGACAGCATCGCACAGCGCGAGATAATCGAGGCAGCCGAGAGCAACGCGCAGATATACGTCTCAGCGGCTAAGTCGCGCATCCGTGACTACCACAAGGATATTATCGTGGTGAAAAAAAACGGCACGCGGCTTGTCATCCCTCGTGGCACATTACGCCGCTCGATGGGTACATGGCTACCGAAGGGTACAAAGTCGATGGTGATGGCAGGGCCGAGAACGCGGTCGCTTGGTAAGAGTGTTGGTGAAGATAGCGACGGGTGGTTCGCGGGTATTGTCGAGGGCGGCTTGTTCGGGCCGAAATTCGGCGGTCGAAAGACCACGGCCAACACGGGGGTATTCGAGAAGACTAAAGCTAACGTAGCAAGCCGCATTCAATCCAATATGCGCAATGATATGCTTGAGATAATCAATAACGTAGCAAAACGATGAGCGGAGCAGCAGTAATTTATAACCGCCTAACAACGGGCGCAACGTCAGCGATCACAACCGAGATCGCACCACGGCAAAAGCACATATCGCGTGGGGCAACGCCTTACGTGGTGTACTACCGTAACCAAGTGCAACCCAACGGCACTAAGCTATCAACATCGGTGGTAGACGAGGAGACGTGGATATTGCAGTGCTACGCTGACACCTACGACGGTGCAGCGGCACTTGCTGAGGCGGTAAGGACTGACCTAGATCGCATCCCCGCTGGTACCTACAGTGGTGTAACCGTCGATGGTAGCCACTTCACCAACTCTACCGACCCTGAGTTCGACGACGACACAACGCTATTCGATACCGAGGTTGAAGTGCGCATTCGTGTCGTTCGAGCGGGTGCATTACCCACGTCTTAAAGCGCACAAGCCAACGCCTTAAGGCACACAAAATCAGTTAATTACATAATTTGCTTAAAGTAATACTTTAACAAGATCAGATTAAGTATATTTGTATCAGACAATTAAGAATCAAAAAACCCTTAAATACACATTACCATGCCTACATTAGGAGTAATGAATGCGAGCCAATTTGTAATTTATGCAGGCTCATCTTACGACGGTTCAACACCTATCGGATTAGCGCTTAACGCGTCAATCAGTCTTAGTGAAGACCCGCGAGACACTACCAATAAATTCAGCGGAGGTTGGCGCACATTAGCTGAGGGCTTGCGCTCTTGGTCAGGTAGCGGTGAGCACTTATTTTCAGAGGTCTCAACAAACGGTGTTGCTCAATTATGGGATGCGTTTTTGAGCCGTGGTGAGTTGTTCTGCAAGGTGACATCACATGTTGATGGTGACGAGGTAAATGGTGACAGCCGTTTTCGTGGAAAAATCCGCATCACCTCATTGGAGCAGACAGGCGGCGTTGAAGATAACGTGCAGTTCTCGTTTTCATTCGAGGGCGTTGGCGCGTTAATCCGCGAGACAATATCTGAATAATCAACCACACAATACACAACCACATGATTGACGGAACTATCACCCTCGCAGGTAAAGACCTGCCTTATCGTCGCACACTTGGAGCAATGAAACGCTTTGACCTCCGATACAAGGGAGAGATCAGCGTTTTGAACTTCAACGTTCGCGGTCACGTAATGCGCACCGATCACCTTATTACTCTTGTCTATCTGATGATAGAGGCAGGGTTTAAAGCTCTCGATCAGCCTTGCACGATCACCGAGGAGTGGCTGGAGGACAACACATCGTCAGCCGACCTTGAGGCGATCAGTGCGGTAATTATGCCGCAAGCTGAGACCGACGACACAGCCGAGAAGGGTGAAGATGGGCAAAAAAAAAGGCAAGTGCCACGGACAAAGCCGTAAAGGCAGCAGGTCGCGAGATGACTTGGCAGATACTAACTGAGTTGGGTGTGGGTGAATTACAACTGCACCCAACTCTTTTTTTTGACATGACCTACGATGAGTTGCTAGTCATGTTGGAGGGTAGCCGTCGTAAATCACGCGAGCAATGGGAGCAGGTGCGATGGCTTGCGATGCAGCAGTTAAGGGCGCACTTAAAGAAGGGCGCAAAGCTAGACCCGCGTAAGGACTTCATTGAATTCCCGTGGGAAAAAAACAAGCCATCCGCAGCCGTAAGCATTGACGAAATAAAAAAGGGCTGGGAGTTCGCCCGCAAAAAAGAGAAGGTAATTAAGACCGAGAAGGTCTGGTAACATACGCATTATGGCATCATTAGGAAATCTAGTCATTAACGTAGGGGCTAATACCTCCGACCTCAATAAGGCTTTAGGGCATGTCAACCGTGAGGTAGGACGCACAACGGGCAACATTCAAGCGCTCGGCAAGCGGATGAGCTTAGCATTCAGCGCACCCCTTGCCGCAATCGCAGGCACATCGTTCAAGGTATTCGCTGACTTCGAGCAGCAGATGGCCAAGGTTAAGGCGGTCAGCGGTGCAACTGCCGACCAATTTAAGGCACTCAGCGACAATGCTACCATGCTTGGTAGCACGACGCGATTCACATCAACGGAGGTGGCGCAGTTGCAGACCGAATATGCTAAGCTGGGTTTCACCGCCGATGAGATCACCAAGGTCACAGCGGCTACACTTGCACTCGCTCAAGCAACCGACACCGACCTTGCGCGTGCGGCCGAGGTGGCAGGTAGCACCTTGCGTGCGTTCGGCCTTGACGCATCACAGACAGGCATGGTTACCGACGTAATGGCTGCCTCGTTCAGCTCGACGGCGATGGATATGGAGAGCTTTGCCGAGGCAATGAAGTATGTCGCCCCTGTTGCTAAGTCGGCAGGTGTAAGTATCGAGGAGACCACCGCTATGCTTGGCACGCTTGCCAACGCGGGTATAAAGGGGTCGATGGCGGGCACATCGCTCCGACGCATTATTACTGACCTTGGCGCGGGAGCTGAGCCTGTTGGAGAGAAGATACAGACACTCGCCGCTAAAGGCATGACACTTACCGACGCATTCGATGAGGTAGGCCGCACGGCGCAATCATCGTTGCTCGTATTATCCGCAGGTGCTAACGCAACCGATGCGCTTACCGTGTCGCTCGGTCAATCTGAGGGGGCTGCACAGCGCATGGCCGACACAATGGACGCGACCACGGTTGGAAGCATGAAAAAGATGCAATCGGCGATCGAGGGTGCACAGCTTGCAATCGGTAAGGCACTGGCACCCGCAATCGCTGGGTTGATGGATATGGTCACGGGGCTTGCGTCGTCGTTTGCTAATTTATCTGGCACAACACAAGGCATCATCATTGTCATGGGTGGGCTACTTGCCGCCGCAGGGCCTATACTTGTCATGCTGCCTCAGATGGTGCTTAGCTTTAACCTACTTAGCACAGCGATGAAATCGCGCGTCATTCCTGCTATCTTACGCATGAACGCTGTGCTAATGGCCAACCCTTATGCGCTAGCGGCGGCTGGTATCGTGGCGCTGGGGGTGGCTATGAGCAACTACATTACATTCACTGACCCTGCTGTAAAGGCCGCAAAGTCATTCCAAGATGCGTTGAACACCGCCAATACTGAGGCCGAGGTGGCGAAGCAAAAAGTAGAGCGGCTTGCGAAAGTGGTACAGGACGAAACTAAGAGTGAACGGTTACGTGAGCAAGCTTTGCGTGACTTGCAGGCATTGTCGCCTGAGTACTTCGGCAACCTCGACATGGAAAAGGTTAAGATGGGTGAGTTGACCACCGCTGTTGATGCTTACTCAGCATCGGTGGTTAAGGCCGCGCAGAAGCGGGTACTTACGCAGCAACTCGATGAGGCTATTGCAGCGCAGATGAAGTTGAAGGACGAGCTTGTCGACGGCCCTGCAATGGTTGATAAGCTAATGGGGGCTTTTCAAGGCCCTGCTGGTTCAATCGCAATGCAGCAGCGACGAATTGGACTTGACCTTGCCGAAAACAAGTCGCTGGTTGATCGCTTGACAGGTGCGCTTCATGCGTTGGACGATAGTGTTGATGGCGCAGGCGATGTTGTTGCTGCACCAATGACTGAGGCAGCCACCGCCGCCACCACCGCGCGCACCGAGGTTGATAAGTTGAAGGAGTCATTCGACGACCTCTACAACGCACAACAAGCAGCACTTAGCAATTTTGAGAGCAGCGATAGTATGCGGTTTCAATTTATTGAGAAAGGCCAAGCGGGTGGAGCAGGCCCTAACCTTACCACTGTTGACCCTGTCGAGGAGCAGTCAGATGATGGGTGGCTAGAGCAGGCAACAGTAGACTATAAAGCGCACACAGACGCTAAGATACTTGCTGAGCAGGAGTTTCAAGATAAATTGAACCAAACGCTTATGCTGGCTGACAATCTTGGTCAGTCATTTGGCAACACATTTGGGTCTATGATAACAGGCAGTGTGTCGGCTGGGGAGGCAATGAAAGGCATGGGTAAGCAAGTGTTAAAGACATTGATTGGCGTTGCTAAGGCTAACGCCGTGGCGGTGTTCTCATCACCAACCAACCCTGCTAACCTTGCCTCTGGTGGGCTTGCTATGCCTGCCGTCATTGCTGGTGGACTTGCACTTGTCGAGGGTTTAATTGGTGCAATCGCGTTTGCCGACGGTGGTATCGTGTCAGGGCCTACCCTCGGCCTTGTTGGTGAATACGCAGGTGCTCGCAACAACCCTGAGGTGATCGCACCGCTTGACAAGCTGCAATCAATGATAGGCGGCGGCGGTGGCGGTGCTACCAATGTAACCGTCACAGGGCGCATCAGCGGAAATGACATTGTACTAGCACAGGAAAGCGGTTCACGCCGCCTTGACCGCAGCCGCAACCGAACGCGATAATACACCACCCCTAACACCCTGTCACACCACCCTAACACCCCGACAACATGAACCTTTGGTTATATAGTGAATTTTTCAGCGATAAAAGCACCAAGTGGCGCGTTGAGATATACGGAGAAAGCGAGCCGCCAACGGCTGACTTTGAGCCTCGCGAAACGACCCTGACAAGTAAGGGCTTTGAGTTAATCTACGACGGCAAGTCGCAAGAGCCGTTCCAACAGATCGTAGGTAGCAAGGTAGAGTTCACCTTGTACTACGGCACGGTGGAGATGAACCAAATGCCGTCGGGTGATGGCACTGAAACGGTAACCGTCGATCTAATGATTACTCGTCTGCGCACTGAGGAGGAGGGTCATTTTCAGCTTAAGATCATTCGCGACCCCGATGGTGATAATGAGTTCTATTGGGCGGGTGTGATACTCGGTGAGCAGACCGAAATTGAAAACGCCCCATTGCCCCGCGAGTTGGCATTGACCGCCGTGTGTGAACTTGCTAACCTGTACAAGGTGGACTACCTTGAGAGCGACGGGTCGTTCTACACAGGCCCTGAGACGTTTATGGACGTAGTGCGCAAGTGTCTATTGAAGGCTCGGACAATCGGATTTTGGTCGCTGGGTGATGACTTCCTGTGGACACAACGCTACTTCAACACCTCGGTGGCTATTGCAGACGGCAACGCTGACCCCTATCTTTACCACCGGTGCATTAGCGATGAGTTGATACTGAGCGATGACGGTGTGCTTAAACGCCCGTTATCATGCGGTGAGGTGTTAGAGCGCGTGTGCGATACGTTCATGGCTTCAATCTATCTATCGCAGGGTAAATTCTTTTTAATACCCCGCCTGTGCATCAGCAACTCACCTCTGTATTCGCTAAATAAATACGACATCGGCGGTAACTTGCTTGCTGCCAACAGCTCGTTAAACCCGTTTTTTACCATTGGAACAGGGGCGGGTCAAGCGAAGATATTAAAAGGAGGCAGCGATCAGTGGTTGCACCCTGTAAGATCAGTGCGCAGGGAGTACAACTTCCGTGGGCAATTACCGCTGGTCAGCAGCACCAATGCCACACTAGGCGACAATGCGCCTTATCAACAGCCTATCGCAGATTTGCTTGGTGTTGAGTTCGAGAGTGAATTTTTCGTCGCTCCGTCCGGTACAGCTTTTCAAACCCAATTTTTTTGGCAAATCAACCAAACCGCAGACGGCACCCGCACAGGTGATGCACGGGCTTTGCGTTACAAAATGCAAGTGCGGTTTAAGATGGGCGACTACTATCTCAAGCGGCTTGCAACACAAGTCGGCAGCGGCATATTCACCCTTGCCGCAGGTGAGCAGATCAGTGTGTTCCAGCCTTACAATGCAGACGTTGCTTGGACTACCGACACGGGTGATCTATGGGAGATTTACAGCCAAGTGGTCAACGCTAAGTATGGGGCTAACATAAATCAGCAGTTCTCAATCATCACCCCTGCCTTGCCTGACGACGAGAGCGGGTTGCTTGTTGAGATCGTAACGGTAGAGGCTTACGAGGCAGATGGTGACACGAGCAGCATTATTACTGACGACGCGCTTGCTGACTGTGATATGCAGTTATTTTTTCAAGCCTACGTGCTCAATAATGGAGGCGGTCAGGGCTTGGAGAACATCCTATTCGAGGGTGCATTCGATAACAACGCCCGCGAGGACATTGAGTTGAATGAGGCGTTTTTTGGCGATCAGATTAGCACCTTGTCAACCAAGGGCAGCATCAGGTATAACGACAACTTTACCCTTACCTCCGACGATTGGAAAATACCAACAGCGGCTGGGCTTGAGTTCATCAACGCTCTACTTGTAAAGACCTATGCGCAGCACCGTCACAGATCGAAGCGAACGCGGTTAATGAAGGTTTTTCACACGCCTATTTACATGTGGAGCTTGCCGTTCTATGAGACAATATTCTGGTGCATCACATCGTTGCGGTTCACAGCTTCACTTGACGAGTACGACTTGGAGTTCATTGAGATGTCGCTGAGCGGCACAATAACCGTTGCGCAGGTAGATAGATTCAGTGCGCCTCCCGCAGGTGGCAACCCAAGCGCAGCCATTGAGAGTGTTCAACAGTCTGTGCAGTCAGTAGCCGACACAACCGCTGCCACGGCAACACGGCAACTAAACTTGCAGCCGTTAGGTGTTGGAGGAATAGTGCTGCGATCAACCGAGGGAGCGGTTAATGCGGTAACCTACACCCCTCGCGCGGGTGTTGATGCAAGTGTCGAGATGCCGTTGTCGTTCCCGATCTTCTTGGTGCTTGCCACCCGCATCACCACCGATACCGAGCGGTGGATTTCATTTGCCAACGGCGTAAATTTAGCCGTCCGCGAATACGACACTGAGTTCATTGTACCGTTCGATGGGCTGACCGTGTCAATGTGGATTCGCGTCGAAAATGCCGCCACGGTTACGGTGAAGATTTATGTGAACGGCACATCAGTAGCCAGCGACAGCAGCGCGATGGGAGCTGGTGATGTGTTGGAGTTCTCGTTACCCGACGAGGTGTTCAATGCTGGCGATTTGTTGTCTGTGAGTGTACAGGGCAGCGTTGCCACGGGCAATACCAACGTGACGTTGATGTTGAAGGGGTGATGTTACCGCGTCTCCCTCGTTATCAAATCATAAATCGCGCCCGTGCGGTTGTCGCGGATGAACACCCCCCTACCCTCAATCACCACCTTGGTGTATCGGGGTCGGTACGTCGAGGTGTCCTCATTTGAACTGTCCTCATTTGGCAGCAGCTCCAAAAAATTCACCCCCTCGAAGGTAACGGTAATGCAGCCCCACGTACACGTTGAAGTCCACGGAGGGCAACCGCCTTGTGGGTAGAAGCAGAACCAATAACTTACCCCCGCTTGCAGTTCAAATCCCATCGTTACGTTGTGGCTGAAACCCGTGTAAGGAGGTGTCGAGGTAACGCAGCCTTGGTCTAAGTTAGGGCTATTAGGATCTTGTGACCACCCGCAATACACATCCAACTCATCCCAATTCCAGCACGCACCACCACCGCCTGACCACGGTCTAAATAATAGTTCACCTCCATCATCGGGGCAGCCGTTGAACAGCATGAATCCCGATACCTGCGGGTCAGTGTTGCTGAGTGAGTGTGCGTTCAAATCGGGGTCGATCGTAACCACTACGTAGGTATCATTTTCAGGTGTAATCGTATACCAATGTGGATTATTTATGCACTCCCAGCAGGGGTTTGATTGGGTGTCAAAGATGAAGTTGCAGTCCTCGTACTCATGGCAGAACGTGTCCTGCATGGGTAAGGTGATCGGAGTGGGTAGGCATTGGCTCAATGCGTGGAGGGGGAGGAGGAGGAGTAAGAGGGTACGCATGGGCGTGGGGGTGGTGTTGTTATAGTGGTTAGAAGGGTTATAAGCTATTTACACGCTGAAAAATATCAGGCCAATTTTCAAAAAAATCATCTTCACAAAATGTTTCGTCTGCATAAACCCAGTCTTTCGATGGTAATTCAATTATGTCTCCAATCTTACAAGTCATCTGAGGATATTCTTTAATAACCAAAAAACGGCCTATAACATCAGATTGGCAAGACTCGGTCTTGTTCTGTGGTTGTTTCATATCGCTGTGATAGGTGAATAAAGGTGCTTGTATAGGTAGTTAGCAGCAATATTACTCGTGCCATTCAATATCATTTCCGCAAGTATCGCAGCACTCTTCGTATGTTACTCTTTCGTTGACAATGTACGCTTCACAATTAGGACAGTATGCGTCTGCTGTTTCTGATACTAATTCAGCTTGTGAAGGAATACTGCTGCCAACATCACCTACCCGCAAGGCAGGGTTTATCGGTTCATTGGATTTCTGTTCCTTTTTCATCGTTATTACTATTTTGAATGTTTGTACTATTTAATCCTGTCCTGTCGGGTAGCTGAATGCCGTTATAGGTAATGGCTATGGACGTTTCAAATCAGGATTTCTTCTATAAAACAATTCCGTTTCTGCCCTACCTATTGCATCTTGTAAGTAAGCGTGTTCACCCTTCATCTCTTCAAGCCTATCAATTAGCTGTTGTTCGGTCATAGCTTCCCAAATAGAAAAGCCACTACCTATAACAGCAGTCTTGCGTAATGCGGGAGTCTGTGGTTGTTTCATGGGTTGGGGGTTATAGGCAATCTAAATAACTTGCAGTCCAAGAACTACCGTATCGGCATCGATACCAAACTGACCGCCATTTAAGATATAGCTAATTTTCCTATGGCAGACTTCACCTGTATAATCAGCCTTGTCTCCATTTTCATAATAATTTTCAGGGCAATACTCTCGAAGCAACACCTCGTCGCCTATCTGAAAGTTTCTGTCGTTTTTTCTAACCTCAAAAGGTTTTGCGCCCGATTTCACTTCCCTGAAATACATAGGCCATGCTTTTAATTCGTGTACCATTATTATCCTTTATCCCCGCGATCTTCCCCTCGCGGTGTGGGGGTAAAACCATTTAACTACAATTTAACATAATCTACAAATTCACCACCCCTATCGCAAAATGACCGTATCATTGAGCATAACAATCCAAAAGACATTCCTGAATGACCCTGATTTTCAATGATAGCCTTTACCTCTTGCAACGGCTTTCCGTTGTTTAACTGTTCAACGATTTCAAGGCACATTCCTAATTCCATTCCTTGATATAAATCATCAAGCCTAATCGGGACACACTTAGCCCA